AATTGTTCAGCATCTACTTTTAAACCTACAAGTGCTGAATTAGGATATGTTCTTTGGTCATATTTTATCTCTACATAAGTATTAAACTGAAAAGCGTTTACTAATTTTGAGGATGAGCTATCTGCCGTAATTCTTGTTACTTTTATATTTACAGGAAAAGCACCATCTAAATTTATTAAATAATCACGCAAATAAACATCAGGAGTACGACCTGTAATCTTTCCTTGATTTCCAAATACAACATTTTGATATGAACCGCCACTATATTGAACAGCAATTTCTAACTGTATTTCTGTACCAAAAATATCACCCTTATCACTAAATTGTTGTAGTTGTGGTACTGTTATTTGTACCGAGACTGCATCAACATTGGAATCTGTAATTTGTATTACTTTTGGTGATGCTTGTGGAACTGTAGAAAATCCTGTTGATTTTGTAGTAGCAACATCTCTTGTAATAGGAATTGTAGTTTGACTAGAAGTACCTGTTCTTGCCTCAAAAGTTACATCTTTAAAATTAAAAGTACCATCAGAAGCTTGTAATGGAGTGTTGTTAAGAAAAATAGACTTAGCACCATCATCAAGTCCTTCTATCTCACCTTCTCCTATAAGATCTAAAACTCTTGCAAAACTTTTTGAATCTAAATTATCTTTTGCTTCGGTAGGTGTGCCACCACCACCGCCACCGCCTTTTCCACCGCCACCGCCAGATCCAATTATCTTACTCATACTTCCACCTGCTCGTTTGTGATATTAGCTGACACCACCACTGATCCTGTCATCGTGCGACCATATATCACAGGAACGGCAACCCCGGCTCTTGTTGTATTCTGGATGCCACTAAAATTAAAAGATCTTCTTGGATCTTGATTTTCTTCTGGGATTGTTTCTACAGGTGCAAGCATATTTGCAATACCATTAAGAACTAAAGATGCACCAATTACAGAAGTTATAGTTCCTACTTTTGTTAAAAAACCACCTGTTACAGCTAATCCAGAATATCCAGCACCAGCAACTCCACTACCTCCTAAACCGACTGTGCCAAACATTCCAGCACCAGGAAACATGAAACTAGCCCCTATTAATGCAGCACCTAGTAAAATTTGTCCTGTGTTGCCACCTGCACCTCCAACAACAGGTACTATTTTTATATCACTTGCTCCGCTTGGATAATGTAATTCTTTATCATCAAGTTCCCATTTATCAACTAATACTCTGTAATACCTATCAGCCATATGTTTTTCTAACTTAGGAAAATTAACGACTAAAAATCTTATTGCCTGTGCAGCATTATTTACTTCTGCTTCTAAAGTTTTCTCACCAAGAAACTTAGCGAGTTCTCCGTATAGCTTAATTTTACGCAGCATAACGAATCCTTTTACCTGTGCATTTTAGCAGCCATTCATCTAATAGATCACGACTTGATAATCTATTTTGCAGATGATGTAAAACTGTCTGCTGTCCTAAGTAAACACCAATATGATTTAATCCGCTACTACTTATAGACATTAATAATAAATCTCCATATCTTAAATCTTCTGTTGGCAATAATTCTCTAAAACCTGTGTCTTCATAACATTGATTAAACATAGGATTTTTTATAAATTCATCAGGGTCATTTGGTCGTACCCAATCTCTCAAATCTATTCCTAAATCTTCTTTGTAAAAATCACGAACTAAAGACCAACAATCATTTACTCCCCATACCCATTGCCTTCCTATCAAGGGTGCTTTATATCCGCAAGGTTCACAATATCCCCATTGTTTTAAATTAGGTTGAACTATCCACCATTTTAAATTTGATCTTTCACAAGCGACTCTATCTGCATCACTAGGATGTGGACTTGTAACTGGATGACTATGAATTACAGCTACTACCTCTCCCTGATCTTCTGCTTCAACCCAATCATCAGCATCTAAAATAAATTGATCTGTAGGTTTTGCAGCTAAATTTTTACAAGGAAAATAAACTTCTTTCCCTTTTTTAATAATCAATAAACCACATGACTCTCTAGGGTTTTCTTTTATTGCGTGTTCTAGTGCTTTATCTCGCCACATTATGAGAAAAATGTACCGATACCAGGAAAATCATCAGGTAAGACCTGACGTTTTGGTAGTCTAACTCCATGAACATCAGAACTTGCTGCAAGCTCGAACACAACCTCCATCCTGTTTTCTGCTGATTTACGATCAATAAAAAATACTTGTTCATCGAATGTAGCAGTAGGATCAGGAGTACCAAATGGGTTTATACCTGACTCCATATTTATAGAGTTACCATCCTCTTGTAAAATGCCAGATCCGTTTTCTAACAGTATTACACCACCTGTAAAATTTGTATTATCTATATATCTCAATAAAGTTCTTATTCTTGTAACTTTTGCACCCTCTAAACCTTGTGGAAGAGTTAACAATATAGTTGTTATCGTTCCTAAAATATTAGATATTTTTAATGTAGGTCTTGGTGTTTGCTTGCCATTGTATTCAAAACCCTCTGCCTCTATAGGCATCCTTGTATATTCATTATTATCAAAAATTATATTGCTATTCTCATTAGTATTAGTTCCATTATGAAAATAATAAGTTTGAGAAATACTGTGCATTGTTGTATTTAACTCAAGCTGAAAAAGCTCAACAATATTACTTGGATTAGGTTTTTGTAGTTCAGCTACAGGTATTGCCATTAGGGTTCAAATACTTCTCTAAACGTAACTGTGATTGTTGCAAGATTTGGATACGGTATGCGTTTTTTCCTATTTAAAGCACGATATTTAGATGTGGCTGCCTCATCAGGTGCTTGCCAGTTAAAATAATCACCATCTGCAATTCGTGCATCTAAGAAAGTTTCTATAGTATCGCTTTGTGCTTCTGTAATATTTTCAAAAGTGAGATTATAAACTTTTGGATTGATATTTATTCCAAACTTTATAACTTGTTCGTAACCATCTTGAAATCTAGCTGTTGTAACAAATGGTTTTATATCTTTTGTAATACCATAAACAGGTTCTATTGATGGGAATGTCTCAGCCATTAGCTCAATAATCCTCCTGGTCGTTTTTGTTTAATAAGTTCTGCCTGTACTACAGCCCCTAACATCTTACCGAGTTCTGCTGATTGTGTCTCATTTGTCTCAACAGAAGAACCAGAAGCGTCTACATTTACAACTATATTACCTATTCCTCCACTAGCTTGTACTCCGAGTTTTCCATCTTTTCCACGTTTTAGAGGCATGATGGCTTCTGCCCCTGCTTCTCCCATCAAACCCATACCATTTGCCATAGGAAATAGTGTTGGTTTATCAACAACACCTCCGTAAGCATATGGAACAATTTTGTTCTTAGCAAATACATTTCCTTTTGCACTATTAGTAATGTCAATATTTGGGAATATTGCACCAAACAAAGGTTTGGTTATTGCATATCTAACAAACATCCTTGTCAAATCAGAAATAATAGAATTTGCAAGGTCTTTAAAATTAAGTTTACCTGTCATTACAAATTTCACTATTGCATCTTCTGCACCTTTAAAAGCATTTACAAAAGCTTGTTCTGTTTGTTTTGCTATATCAAATGCTGTTTTTGCAAAGTTTTGTAATGGTGTGGTATTAAGATCTTCTAGTCCTGGTAAACCTTTTTTATCTTTTTTCCCTTCTTCTTCATCTTCCTTACCTTCTAATTTTTCAAGCCTTAATAAAGCATCATTAAGTTGTTTATTAAGTCTTTTTGATACTCGTTTATCAGTTGTTTTGTCTATTCTTTTCCTAAGAGATTCAATATCTTTTTCTGTTTTAGCAATCGCATTTCCTAAACCAATACCCAAGAATTTATTAAATGCCTCAATAGCACTTGTTATAGCTTCAACAATATTAGCAAAAACTTTTTGAAATTCTGCTCCAATAGGTTGCAATATAGTACCTACTGCCAGTTTTAACCTATCCATTGTTGTTTTTAATCTTTGCCCTGCATCAGCAGATGAATTAGCTACTTCCTCTGCTGTTTTCCCGAAGTCAGTATTTAATTTCTCAGCAAATTTAATAACTTGATCCAACCCAACAGTTCCATCTCTCAAGTCTTTTTGTAGTTTTGCCAAACTACTACCATTAGCTTCTGCAAATTTAACAACTGCACCAGCTAATCTTTCACCTAACTGACCTTGTAGTTCTTCCGCAGATACTTTACCTTTACCAAAGATCTGCGACATGGCTCGAATCGCAGATTGTACGTCTTCCGCATTACCACCAGTAGCTTTAATAGCTTCTGATACACCTACAAAAACTGTTTCAGCATTTTCTATAGTTCCACCAGCACCTAAAACAGAAGCAGATAATGTTGTGAACTGTTTGGTGGATGCTGCTATAGGTACATTTAGTCGTTTAGATGTCGTAGAAATAACCTCTAAACCTTTGTTAAAATCTGTACCATTTTTAGTCACACCTCTTAATGCAATCTGTAACTTTTGTATTTCTGCTGCATATATAGCTGCATCTTTCTGAAAAGTAGCTATCCCAGCAACGGCATCAATAGTTCCTCCTATAGCAGCACCAGCAAGCGCACCAGGCGCACCACCTGCTATCGCACCAATACTCGCACCTGTAGCTGCTCCAGCAGGTAAAAATCTTGATGCAGCAGCACCTATAGCAGCACCACCAGCAGCTTGCGCTCCAACACTCATCTTGCCAAACGTACCGCCAAAACGACCACCACCACCACCACCTTGTGTAGCGATCAATCTCTTCATATCTTTTTCTGTTTCTCTTATAGCAGCACTTAACTTTTTATATTCAGCAGAGCCAATAGCTACATTATCTTTAGTACGTTTTAAAGCATCAATTTGACCTTGGAAAGCGTTTTTACTAAGTGAAGTTTCTTTTCTTATTTGCCTTAAACTATTTATAAATTTATCAGTTCCTTTTTCTGTAAGTTTTACTGTAGATTTTAATTTATCAAAATCTTTCCCCAGACCACTTATCTGCGAAAAACCTTTTAAATCTAAAATTAACTGTATTTTATCTATAGCTTTAGCCACTACTACTTCTCCTTATTCATTTCTTTCATCACAACCGATTCCATAAGTTGTAGACCCTCGAACATTTCTTGACGGTTATCTACATGATAAAGGTCAAACAGTCCTCCATCAAGTAATAACACCTCGTATTTTAATCCTACTACACCTCCAAAGGTTGTGTTCCATTGTGTTTGACATCGTAGGAACATATTTACAATATCCCAATTTTCTTGAAACACCTCAAAATCTTTATTCTCCTCTGGTTGCTTCTCGATTACAACACCAAAAGCTTCAGCGTCTTTTTGTGTCTCATCTATAACTTCTTTGCCACTCGAAGCCCAGTATTTAGCAGCATCTATTAGTTTCCCACTTGTGCATTTGCATAGAATTTTTTAAAAGCATCTAAAACACCTGCAACAAAATCAATATCCTCTGCAAATTCTTTTAAAGTTTTATCGTTAAATTCTATTGGTGTGCCATCCTCCTCGTTAACATCAGACCAACCAACTAATACTTTTTTTAATGCCTCATATTCTGTTGCAGATTCAAAAGAATCAAGTTCTGATCTTGTTAAACGTACAAACTTACCAGTAAAACTTGTTGTATCAAATTCACCAATCTTAGTTTCACTAGGAGTTTGAATTTCTACAAGCCAAGGATAAACCTTGGTTTTTTTTCTAACAAATGCCATAAATTAAGATATATACTTCTCTACTCTACCTCAGTAGTCAATACTTACTAAGTAAAGACCAAGCTCATCTCGTCATTTGCTGAACTTGGTACAAGTGTGTATGGAATTTCTAACATAGTTACTCCATCAGCCTCACCGTAAGCAATATCTCCAATATCAACCTTTGTACTACTAAACCTACAGATGTTACCAGCAGTAGATCCATGAGTAACTGTAAAGTTTCCAAGAGATGAATCTGTAAGAGCAGCAGCAAAGTAATCTTTTTGTGCAATTGTAGGTGCTTCTATTGTTATAGAACCATTAGCTGCTCTATCAGTTAGTAAAACTTCTTTAGTACCACCAACAAGTTCTCTATAAACAATCTCATTCCCAACATCCATAGAGAAATTCATCAACGCACCTGCGTAAGATAACAACTGGAAACTACTTGTATTTCCGTTTTTGAATATTAATGGTGTTGCTTGGTTTCCATAGGTAACAGAAGGTAACGCAGTATCTGTTGGGGCATTGTAGATTCCAGTAAAAGTGAAATCTATTGAAGGAATTTCTCCCACAGCAGCGTTAATAACAAAACTTCCTCGACAACCAGTAACAATATGTCTTACACCATCTACATTGTAGTGAATAGTAACAGATGAAAAACTAGCTGAGATAGGTTCATAAG